ATGCGTACACTAAAGGATGAGATACTAGAGCGTACACGTTCTATGTTAGCTTCTTATTCTGTTAAAGCTGCTCATCGTATCACAGAAGGTCTGGATGCGAATGGCACGTTACCTGTTAATCAAATGGATATGCGCTTTAAGAGTGCAGAGGCCATTTTAGACCGTGTGGGTCTAAGCAAGAAGCACGTAACAGAAATACAAGGTGAAGTGGTACATGGTATTGTAATGCTTCCTGCTAAAGATAAACCCAAACAAGTGGAGGTAACAATAGATGGCTGATAAAGATAAAGATATGGATAGTCAAGACCGCAGAATGATGCGGCACAGTAAAGAACAAAAAAGAAATGAAGCAGCGGCTAAAGCTAAGTGGGTAAAATCATTTGAGCAAACCGATAAAAGTGAGAAACTCTATGGTAAAAAAAGTTCTGCATACAAAAAATTAAAAAAAGCTGAAAAAGCTGCTTTTGCAAATTTCCAGATGTCTCAAGGACTAACGGGACCAATTTTAGGCAGAGAGAAAAGAAAAAAAAGTCCTAGTGGTAAAATGATGAAAAGACAGTCAAAAGAAACAACGACTGAAAAAGATATGGATGTAGGTACTTCAGGTCAGCATCCCGGCACTACAAAGAGGAAAGGTGGTTTTAACGCTTCTGGTGGTTTAATTAAGAAGAACTACGCCTACGGGGGTCGTGTAGCCCAGTACTCTGCCGAGAAATCCTAACATTACCAACAAGAGAACCATTGCCAGAACAAGGCGTAAGGCTTCCACAACCAAAGAAGTAACAAAAGACAATGGCTCAAAAACCGATACCTCGCACCAAGAAAAACTATCGCTCTACAAAAAAGGGTGCAGGTATGACGAAAGCAGGAGTAGCAGCACACAACAAAGCTAATCCCGGTAGTAAACTAAAAACAGCCGTAACTGGTAAAGTAAAAAAAGGAAGTGCAGCAGCTAAAAGACGCAAAAGCTACTGTGCTAGATCACTAGGTCAATTAAAGAAAGCATCAGCTAAGACACGTAACGATCCTAAGAGCCGTATCAGACAAGCTAGAAAAAGATGGAAGTGCTAATGGTTATACCTAAAAAACCCGGACTATACGCTAACATACACGCTAAACGTAAACGTATTGCTGATGGCTCTAAAGAGACTATGCGTAAGGTAGGTGCTAAAGGCGCTCCTACTAAAGCTAACTTTATACGTTCTGCTAAAACAGCTAAGAAACCTACACGGAGAGCATAGTATGACTTTAGAAGATGTGTGTCCTAAATGCGGTAAAGAAGGTTGTAAATGCGATCCAGAGACTTGTGAGTGTGAGCCATCAACTCCTTCAGAAGAACTAGTACAAGACTTTGAAGAATAAACCTTATCCTAAAGGCAATGCTCCTCGCCCTGTAAAGTTTAAGGCAACTTACTCAAAAAGAAAAGGTAAGTCTGATAACTTTTCAGCAGACGCTAGTGTACAGCACAAAGGCTTTAAAGGCTCTTTAGGATATTCTACAAGCTCTAACAAATTAGAAAATCCCTACGTGTCTGAACAATACAGAGGAAAGAATTTAAGAGCAAGTGCTACAGTTCCATTAGGTAAAGGTGTAAGTTTAAGTGGAAACATCTCTAGAAACTCAGGTAAAGGTAAATACCAAGTAGATGCACCTGACTACAAAGGCTCTGGAAGTTATAGAGAAAAACCTACTTACTCTTATGGAGCAGGTATAGAAGCACCGTTACTAGGTGGACGAGCTTCTCTTAACGCTTCAAGAACTCCCGGTCAACCGAGCATAGGTAGAAAACAAGAAAGTTATATTGGAGGACGTTTAACACTTCCTTTTAATAAAGGTGGTAAAGTTAAAGCAAAAAGTAAAAGAGCTAAGAAGAAATAATGGGACATGAAGTTTCAAAAACTTTTCCTATTGGTGACAGATGGTATAATGCTTCTTCTATTAATCCTATCACTAAAAAAGAAATGCCTGAACAAGAAGTTCGTAAACGTGTAGTAGACGGTGAACTTAAACCTCACGGTTCTTTTAAAACACATGCTGAAGCAATAAAAGCAGCTAAAAGAAGATCTAAGAGTTTTGATAATAAATCTTCAAAAACTCTACAGAAAAAATATAATAATACAACCAGAAAAGCAACATACAGCAGTGACAGATGAACCTCCTACTAAGAAAAAAGCAGGTAGACCTAAGTTAGCAAAGGGACAAAAAGGAAGCTACAACGTATCTCGCATAGAAAAAAAGAAAAGAGTAGTACGTAAAAAAGTTTCATCCGCACAAGAACAAGAAAGAAAAGCTAAGAAGAAGCTAAACGAACTCAACGACAAGCAAGCCAACATCAAACATGCAGAAAAACTTATAGGCAAAGGTGGGCTGGCAGTCGAGGAGAATGTTAAGAAGTTACCAAAAAGTCTAAAGGCAGCGTTACACGATAATACACAAATCCTATTCAATCCGAACACTGGTCCACAGACTGACTTTTTAGCAGCCCCAGAGAAAGAAGTACTATACGGTGGTGCAGCAGGTGGCGGTAAATCCTTTGCCATGTTAATGGACCTACTAAGATACGCACACAACGGTAATCATCGTGCGCTATTGCTACGTCGAACTCTATCAGAACTCACAGAGCTTATAGATCAGTCAAGAAAAATCTATCCACAAGCTTTTCCCGGTGCAATATTTAGAGAGTCTAAGAGTACGTGGTCTTTTCCGAGTGGCGCTACAGCCCTATTTAGTTACGTAGATAAAGACTCAGACGTAGCACGTTATCAAGGACAAGCTTTTACTTGGATTGGTATAGACGAGTTAGGACACTATCCTACTCCTTACGTTTGGAACTACCTACGAAGTCGTCTACGTAGTACAGACACTACAATAGAGACTTACATGAGAGCTTCTGCTAATCCCGGTGGTGGAGGAGGTTGGTGGATAAAGAAGATGTTCATAGATCCTTCTGTACCTAATTCACCTTTCTGGGCTACAGACTTTGAAACAGGAAAGACTTTAAAGTACGCTTCTAGTCATTCTAAAAGAGCAAATCAACCTTTATTTCAGCGTAGATTTATACCTGCTAGATTAACAGATAATCCTCATCTAGCAGAATCAGGCGAATACGAAGCAATGCTTCTCTCTCTACCAGAAGTAGAACGTAGAAGACTATTAGAAGGAGATTGGGATGTCGCAGATGGTGCAGCTTTTTACGAATTTGATAGATCGGTTCACGTTGTTGATCCATTTGAAATACCATATAATTGGCCCAGAGTACGAGCTGCCGACTATGGGTATAGTAGCCCTAGTTGTGTCCTCTGGGGTGCAGTAGACTGGGACAATAACTTCTGGATATATCGTGAGCTATATAACAAAGGCTACACGGGTGAGACATTAGCTGAGATGATACTCGCTCTAGAACAAGATGATCCACCCATGAGTATATCAGTACTAGACGGAGCATGTTGGTCTAATCATGGTACTGGTCCTAGCATAGCAGAAACACTAACACGTAACGGTGTACGTTTCATACCAGCAGATAAAAATCGTATGTCAGGAAAGATAGAGTTGCATAGAAGATTAGGTTTCAATGATCGTACAGGAGAGGCTCGTTTACGTATAGTAAGTACGTGTACGAATCTCATACGCACGTTACCTACACTACCTTTATCGAAGACTAACTCTGAAGACGTAGATACTAGAGCCGAGGATCACGCCTACGATGCTCTAAGGTATATGTGTATGACGAGACAGACGGGTCTACCACACGCAGGTATGCTCAATAGAGTCAAAGAACAGACCTATGCACCTGTTAACAACGTATTTGGATACTGAGCATGGCTGAAAAAACATCAAGTGAAGCTCTTCTAGGAGGTATGCAAGAAGGATTAAAACCTTTTGAAATAGATCCTGATACAAATAGAAAGACTATATTTCCTGATAGATTTACTTTGTTAGATGCTCAACGACATTACAACGAAACTCACGAAGGAAATATAACAGCATTTAATCCTAAAGGTGGTTTAAAAAAATTTAAAGACATCACAATAGAAAATATAGCTACAAACTCTAAAGATTTTATAAAGTCTATAATGATGCAGGTTAGGCTTGCAGGAGGAAGCGCAGAGGCTATTGAAAGAAAACAAAGATCTGCGTTTGCAAATCTACGCCTTGTAATAGGTAATAGTACACCACTTCTTCCTGATTCTTTTGATAATTTAGCTACTAGTCTTCCTAGTTATAATCCAGACCATCCAAAGACTATAGATTTCTTTGAAGGAAATGAGTCTAGATACACTAAATCATCAGCAACGTATGCTATTAGAGATCAAGATGAAATTATACGTAGTTGGTTTGAAGGATTAGAAAATCACGCTACTGACAACGCTGTTGACATACCTGTAGTAGAGGCTATTAAATTAGGAGTTAATACAGGTTTTAGACCTAGCTTAATCACAAACTTATCAAGAGAAAAAGTAAGTGTACTAGAAGATGGTACAACAATGCTTATGTTTAGATCAACAGATGAAGGTGTTAAAGAATCTAAATCAAAAGGAGGTGGATTAAAATTTGGTAAATTCTGGAGAATACCTCTTAACAAAGAAGCAGGTGATATAGTACGTGAAAGATTACAAGTTTTAAAGTCTTTAGGTTTAGAAGGTAAGACAGATAAACTTTTCTTTTTAAATGACCCTTCTAAAAATAGTACAACTCCTCTAACAACTACTCATATGAACAGAGTACTAGGAGAAGTAAAACTGTTCAACGCTGAAGGCGAACCTGAAGGAATCATAGAAGATTTAGACAGTCTTGATCCAGATAAAAATAGAGGTATACGATACAACTCACTTCATATAGCTAAAGACGATAGAGCTAAGTCTGGATCACAACTGCTACGTAACATGCACACTCACTTAGCACATAAAGCAGGAATAGATCCTAGTATAACAGATTATCTTCAAGGGCGTGTATCAGAACAATCTATTGGTGTAAAGTTAAACTATCTTCAACATGCTAGTGATGCTGTTCCTGCTGATTACATATTAGAAGGGTTGTCTAAGTGGGGAACATACTTTAATAGAATAGGTGTGGCACAAAAAGACTACCAGCCGGGAGATATTGGTACAAATCAAATTGGTGATAATATATCAGAGGATGCTCAGAAGGTTTCTTTACAAGTTTCAGCACAAGCTGATAATAGATCAATTGATAATCAAAAAGCAGTAATAGCTAAAAAACAAGAAGTACAAAAATACGTTCAAGACACATATGGTATAGAAGATAGAAAGTACTTAGAAGCAATATCAAATGTTTATTCTTCTATGCCTCTCTTTGAAAATATTGAAAATTTCAATAATAATCTTGAAAAACCTTTTAATTTTACTTCTCCAAGTGAACTTAAGGAGTTATATAGCGAGTATACGAAACGAACTAAACCTACATCCCGTCTATCTGAACTAACAGACTTAGCTGCTCAAGAGCAAGAAGCAATAAAACAAAGTACTGCTTTACCTGATTGGATGAATACAGGTTTAAAATATGATGCAGATGGATTACCTATTTTATCAGATGAAGAACTGACCTCAATAGGAGAGAAAATGGCAAAAAGAGGTGAAGAGAGTTATAGTAAAAATCTTATTCTTAGACCAAGAGGAGCAGCTTTTAGTACAGAGACAGATAAGAACATTGAAGCAGAGATAGCTCCTTCTGACGTAGCGGCTAAACCAGACTTTTGGAGCTTTACAGAAGAAGAGAAAGAAGGTTGGGAAGAAACATCAAAACGCAGAGATGAGGTATTACAGCAGGTAACAGATTTATTTAATCCACTTAATAAAATAGGAACGGGAGTTAAAATAGCTAAAACGATTGGTAAAGCTTTTAAAGCTACACCTCCTAAAGCTAAACCACCTAAAATTAAACCACCTAAAGATACAAAAAAGAAGAAGCCATAAAACGTGGCTTTAAGTTAAATTATCAACAACAACAACAAAGGAGAGAGTAACATGCCAACAGGTAACAAGCAAATGTACGGAAAAGGCTACATCATGGGTCAAATGAGTAAACAAGGTGCATTTTCAGACGTTAATGAATCAGCACTACATCGTGAAAGTCTAGAGTTTGGCGTAGGTGTTAAAGAAAGTGTTCTAACGGAAGATTTTCCTTCAACGTCAGGTAACAATCATATGGGTCAAGCTAGTATGATCATGGCTTCATCTAAACAGAGTATCTAAGTACAGAAAAAGAAACATACATATGGCAGATAATACAAACGACTACGAAGGCGATGAAATGCTTGACGTTCCTGAAGCTAAAGGAGCTACAGGTATTATTGGCACTATCATGGAACGTTTTCGTAATGCTGAGACAGGTAGACAACTAGAAGAAGAACGTTGGCTAAAAGCCTACAAGAACTATCGTGGTGTCTACGACTCTAGCACACAATACCGTAGCAACGAGCGCAGTCAAGTCTTCATTAAAATAACAAAGACTAAAGTGTTAGCAGCTTACGGACAAATCATAGATGTATTATTTGCTAATAATAAGTTTCCTATTTCTGTTGAATCTACACCTATGCCTATGGGTATAGATGAGTTTGCCCATCTAAGTAAAGTACCAGTAGAAAGCAACTCAGAAGATCCTTATGGTTTTGAGGGTGACGGTAAAGAACTACTTCCCGGTGCAATGGAGGCTACTCCTACGCCACAAGCTGCAGAGCTAGGTGGATTAGCAGGAAAATACAAAGGTGCTAATCTAGCTTCTGGTCCTGCACGTATGGCTGAACCTCAGATTGAACCTGCAGCAGATGCTGCCCGTGTAATGGAGAAGTGCATACAAGATCAGCTACTAGACACTAGTGCTGTAACTGTACTACGCCACGCTATCTTTGAGTGTGCGCTACTAGGTACGGGTGTAATTAAGGGACCATTTAATTATACTAAAACAATACATAATTGGATTAAAGATGAGAATGGTGCAAAAACTTACAAACCTATAGAGAGAACTGTACCTAAGATAGAGTCCGTGAGTTGTTGGGATTTCTATCCTGATCCTAGCGCAACAAGCGTAACTGATGCAGAGTACGTCATACAACGTCATAGAATGAACAGGGAGCAAATACGTGATCTTATTAATCGTCCACACTTTGATGAAGAAGCTATCGGAAACGTACTTGCTAGTGGACCTAACTATCAAGAACGTTACTTTGAATCTTCACTACACTCTAACGAAGATGATCCTACTTACTCGACTAGTCGTTACGAGATTTATGAGTATTGGGGAAGTCTTGATAGCAATCTTGCAGAAGACTTTGGAATTGATCTTGACAGCATTGAGGGCGATCTTGACTCTGTTCAAGTAAACGTCTGGATATGTGGACAAGAACTACTACGTTTCGTTATTAATCCTTTCATTCCTGCACGTATACCCTATCACTCTTTTCCGTATGAGCTTAATCCGTATCAATTGTTTGGTGTAGGTGTAGCCGAGAACATGGAAGATAGCCAACTTCTCATGAATGGTCATATGCGTATGGCTATCGACAATCTAGCACTAGCAGGACATCTAGTATTTGACATAGATGAAACACAACTAGTTCCCGGTCAATCCTACGACATCTTTCCCGGCAAAGTCTTTCGTAGACAGTCAGGAGTCACTGGTACTGCAGTAAACGCCATTAAGTTTCCGAGTACTGCTGGTGAAAACATACAGATGTACGACAAAGCTAGGCAGTTAGCTGACGAGCAAACAGGTATACAGAGTATCTCGCATGGGCAGACAGGTGTTAGCGGTACAGGACGTACTGCAGCAGGACTCAGTATGTTAATGTCTAGTGCAGGACTAAGTGTCAAGACAGTCATTAAGAACGTAGATGATTTTCTACTTAAACCTTTAGGTGAAGCTTTCTTTCAGTGGAACATGCAATTTAACGATGAGACACCAGAGAAGATAGGTGATCTAGAGATTAAACCTAAAGGCACTAGCGCAGTTATACAGAAAGAAGTACGCACACAGCGTCTAACTACTCTCTTACAGACTGTAGCTAATCCTATGTTAGCTCCATTTATTAAGATACCTAATCTTATACGTGAACTAGCTATTAGCCAAGACATTGATCCTGATTCTCTAGTAAATAACATAAATGATGCTGCAGTCTTTGCAGAAGTATTAAGAGGTTTAAATGAACAACAAACAGGCAACGCTGCTTCTGCCGCTGGTCAACAACCACCTAGTATGGGAGGGGCTGGAGGAGTACCTCAAGGAGCTAGTGGCGCTCCACAGGACACGGCTGGTGGTGGAGGAATCGGAGTCGGAAATGCGCCGACTACAGGGGAAGCTGGCTTTACTGGAAACCTTGGTGGTTCTCAAGAAGTCGGTTAATGATACAGCACAGGTAAGCAAAGAGAAATAATGGCTACACAACGACTAACTGCTTCAGACATAACCTCTAAGATAGCTACGGGTACGCCTATGAGACGTAACGAGCTACTACCTGATGTTCCAAAAGGTATGTCTGCTAGAGGTTTCTATGGGCAGTTTTCTGGTGGAGCTTCAGCGTATAGTCAAGCTCCTTTTAAACGCTCTAGTTCTGCTACTGATATTTTTGATCCTACTGAAGAAGATACCTCAACGGCAGACACAACTCCTACTGAAACTCAAATGGAAGAAGTACTTTCTTCTTCACTGAATACCTCTGTACGTGATGAAAGTAATACTTCAGAGGGAACAAGTATCTCTACACCTTTAGATAATATATCTTTAGAGATACCAAAAGAACTTTTTGATTTAGAAGCAATTAAAGAAGATTTTAATAATTTTAATACAATAGAAGAAATTAATACAGTTTTAAAGAACGGCAGTAAAAACATTATTGCTGCTGCTGAAAAAGGAACAAATGCATTACTAGGTGAGCTAAATGCTCTTGGTGAAGAAATAAACACTATTACTGAAGAGGGACCACTAAACTATATAGGAAGACACGTAACTGATTCAATAGATAGTGTTGTAGCTATTATTTCTGATCCTTTCTCTAAGTTTAGTATAAATACATCTCTTACATATGTGGGTAAGTCTGTAGGTTCTAATCTATTAAGTGGATTGTTTACTTCTTTAGGTTTTGGAATGGCAGCTACTCCTTTAGGAATGATTACTGTAGCTGCTCTATCAGGCGTAGATTTAGAAGAAGGTCAAAAAGGAAGACACTTTGATAATAGTACACAAGCAAATCCTAATACCATAGCAGGGTATAATGCTCAAGGTGTTGCTGTTAACTCTGAAGGAAAAGCCGGAATGATGGACGGTATGTATGCTTTCAAGTCTATAGGAGATTGGCTAAATAACTTTGGTAAGAGTGTCTCAGAAATAAAAGAAGATGCTAGAGCTAGTAAGATGTCTGCTGACTATGATTTTGTAAGTGGTCAGGAAGATGGCTATACTGATGTACTTAATGATCCTTTTGCTGAACAATACCAAAGTGCGTTAGATAAAGAACTAGGTTTAACTGCTCCATGAGGACCAGTAGGATTTATTACTCCTAAACAGAATTATATTGTTAAAGAATTATCAAAAGTAGACACTTTTGGGTTACCGGGATGGCAAACAG